AGCTCACTTAACCAATGGGCTGTGCTCGGCAAGACCGATGGTTACAAGGCCCGTAAGATGGACATCGGGCGCACGATACAGGATCCGACTTTTGAGCTTAAATTGTTGCACCTGGTCTATTTTTCCGAAGAGGACACAGCGTGGATCGGACGCATGAAGACCGGTGAGCCAGCATGGGTTTATGCTGGTCACGACATGGACATGCCCATTTCAGAGAAAAGGATAGCCACTTATGCGAAAGCAAAGAGTGCCCTGTCCCTTGACATGAAGGGTTTTGACCGCCGCATGCAGGCCGAGTACATAGCGTACCACTTCGAGTACCTCAATGCCATGTACCCCGGCATACCTTTAGATGTGATGGCTGACATGTATGCAGCTACAGTGGAGTCCAAGATGTACCTCACCAACGGTGAATGTTACGTCAAGAGGCGTGGGAACCCATCTGGTTACCCCAATACCCTCCGGCTCAACTGCTGCGTCAACATGATGTGTTGGCTAGAGTGTCTTAGGTGCCTGTTGGAACTACCAATGGACAACCCACTGGAGGCAGCCAGCGCAGTGCAGGCCAACTTCCACATAGAGATATGTGGAGATGACTCACGTGTGTGGGCACTTACAGATGTGGGCTATGCTGCTTTGCAGCATGCCAGGAAGTTTTGGGAGGAACATTTCCCCTGGGAGATCACTGTGGAGGGTGAGGCCGATTTTACCACAATGGAACCAACGTTCTATAGGTTGATGGCAGCTCCGCCTATGGTCTCCAGGGCGTTTACCTTAGCTACTATCGGTGGCCAAAGTTATTTGTTCGAGCCCTTAGCCGATCCATCTCGTTGTCTTAGGAAGCTCCTTCATTCCATTGAAAGGCCACCAGACAAACAGGAGGATGTTCTGCGTTCTGTCACAACGAACGTGGCTCTCCTTTGGTATCAGGTGTGTGTGATGGGAACACATGTGTCAGCACAGATACAAGCGTTTCACGAGCTTTTTGTGGCGGGTGACCCGGTCCTCAGGGACAGGTTGCTCAATAGGGTTGCTGTCATATGGAGTGTGGGGATCCCCAAGGTCCCCGCGCTCAGTTTGCAGCAATAAAACACTCATGCCAGAGGTGGGCGGGTGGGGAATGAGTGTTATTTCATTTTCTCATCATGCCTGCCAAGAAACAAACAACAACGAAGACCACAATTGTGGTTACCCCAAAGCCCAAGGTACGTAGGACACGCCGCAAGAGACGCCCACGTGGCCGGGACTATGTTGGCCGCGCTCCCAAGCGTTCGGTCGCCATGGCCCCCACACGCGCTCATGTAGCTTCTATTGACCCGGCGGTTAGAGCTTTAGCAATGTCTATGATATTGCCCCGGGAGGCCAAGCCTATGCGCCTTCCCACCCAAACACAACTCGGCATCAAAACAGCGGTAGCAAATCTGATGTATCGTGGTGTGACTAATGTCAAGAACCAAGAGATAGCGAGCATAATTGGTACAACAGAGGAACAGGCAATCCATGCCTGGGCTCTGTTTCGTTCACCGATTGCCCCACTATGGACCACCAGTTACTACACTGGAGTCACAGCTAGCACCAATTTGTGGAGTTTACCCTTCACTAACAATGCCCCAGCGGCAGAGGTAGTTAACTGGACTTCAGGTGTGTATGTTGTGGATCCAGTTATTGTGGTGCCACCACCGCTTGCGGCTGTTCCGACTATTGTACACCCGTTGCTTTATTGCCCCGCCAGTTTTATCATATGCTTTGAGTGCACAGGGTTTTCCCCTTTGGGTTCCATTAGTATCAATTACTCCACGTGGACCTCAATGACGGACAACACTGAGCTCGGCATTACCAATGTTGTGTTGGTGGGAGGTAATGGCACAGCCACCGTGGTAGCAGCCAATACATGTTGGGTGCAGCTTGTAGCAGCCAATCACAATGCATCACCAGTTAACCCAGTGCCCACCGGCGCTACTGTTACTGTCAGGATACGTAATCCCACAACGGCCTTCACGGCCTTGTTACCCGCATTCTCTCCTTTGGAGCAGGCATCATCCACCCTGCTGTACAACAAGTCACGGATTGCCTCCAGCGCTCTGCTGGTGTCCAATTCAACGGCAAAGTTGTATCAGCAGGGTCGGCTTGTAGCATCCCGAATCCCGATGGAGGGGGTCACAGCGTGGGACTTGAGTGCCATGTACAGTACAGCAAACACCACCAACCCCGCAAACACGTGG